AACGCTGCCAAATTAACAGCCGCCCCGCCGGCTCCACCTTTACCATCGGCCAATGCGGCTGCAGCTCCGGGTGCCGCAACTAAATCATCGTTTGGAGATAATTCAAATAAACCTCCTTCTTTTGTTGATACTTGAGTTTTACCATCTGCCGGTGATGCTAAGTCACCAACTTTAGATAAAGCACCAAAACCAGCTGCAAGAATAGCTGCCGCTGCTATACCACCTTTAATTGCACCAACAACGGGTACTGTGGCGAAGGATGCAAATGCTTTATAAGCTGCGTATATAATTGCAATCCCGGCCAATCCTTTCATAAATTTACCAACTGCACTTAACGGTCCTAATAATGCACTTATTTTTTCACCAATCCACCCAAACATATCATTTATTATAGTAATTGGCATTAAAATTACATTTAAGGCCAGTGCAACTGCATCTAAAACTGGCACTAATACACTACCAATTGTAGATGCAATCCCCATAAATTGATTTGAAATTTTATCTAAAACTTGTTGCTGTTCTTGTTGTTTAGCGAATTTTTCGGTTTCTGATGCTAAATTTTCTTTACTTATATTTGTAATATCAAGTCCTGCATTTATAGCATCTTCTGCGGCTTTCTTTTGTTCTCCAGATAAACTATTTAATTTCTCTTGTGCATCTAATTGTTTATTGATTTCTTCCACACTCATACCAGCGGCTTTCGCTAATTGTTGTTGTGTAAAATAGTCTTTCTTTTTAAAATCACCACTTCTTTGAATTTGTTTTAGAGTTTCTTCATTTGCTTCTGCGAGTTTACCTTCCATTGCCAATGCTCTTGCTCTACTTAAATTAAATTGTCCGCCAACAAATGTTGCTGCTACTAATTCTTGTTCAATTCCATTTTCAAAATCTAATAATTTTTCTGCTAAAGATACTTGTTCTTTAAGAGAAGTACCCATTCTACGAGCTTGAACCGCATTCTTTGTTAAAGCAGTTAAATCACCTTTAAAGAATGTTGAGGCTGCTTCTGCATTTTCTGCAATGTCTTTGAATACCTTATCAGGAGCTACGCCGGCCATTTTAGCCATATTTGCTACCTGTAGCTGAACATTTGCAGCAGTTTCACCACTTAATCCACCAACACTTTCAAAAATACTTTGAACTTTAGCAGAACTTTCTGCAGCAATGCCAAAGTTTTTATTCATTACGGTTAAAGCCGCTACCGTTTCTTTTGAAAAATTAACGGTATCACCAAATTCACCTTTTAATTTAGAAACGGTATCAAATACATCTTTTGATTCAACTCCTATTTCTGCGAATTCTTGTGTAATTTGATTAGCCTGACTTCTTACATCTTCCATTTGAGAATTAAGAAGTCCCGTTTCTTTTCTAAAATCTTCAGCAGCTTGCTCTAATCCTATAAAAGATTTTAATGCTTGCCCAACTACCGCTACTAATAAAAATAATGGTCCTAGACCTAATCCTACGGCAGCTGCAAAGGATTTGGCAAATCCTATGAGTTCCTTAAACGGACCAGGTAAACTATCCATCAAGCCACCTCTCAATTTTTCAATCTCTTGTAATCTTTTTGTTTTTAGTTCTAATTGTTCAGTTTGCTTTATTTGGTCAATTAATTTATCAGCTATACTATTACCCAATACACTTCGTTTAGATTCAATATCTAATATTTTTCTTTGAGTTTCATTTATACCTCTTGCTTTATCCTCCTGTATTGCTGCCGCTTGTGCAGCTTGTGCAGCTTCTTTTGCCACACTTTCTAATGCTTCTGCTCTATATTCTGCATTTTGTTTTACTACACCGTTGTAAGTAGTTGCAATAGCTTTTTGTCTTTGCAGTTCGGCATTTATTTCTTTATAAATTGATGATTCTTTATCTTTAAATTCAAGTTGCGCCTGTATTTGTGGTGATAACTTTTTATACTCTGCGGCGAATGATTTTAACCCCTTTTCAGTATCATCTAATACTTTCTTTTTCTTTTGTTCTACCGTTAATGTTTTCTCAGCTTCTTTTCTTTGTTTTTTAGAATTTTCTACGGATTTTTGGGACGTAGTATTATTCCTCTCTAAAAGAGTTTGTATATTACCAAGTAAATCAGCAATAGTTTTTAATTCTCCAGTACTTTGATTGTTAGCACCCATTTAAAAAATCTTATTTTTTTATTGCTTTGAATAAACCAGCTTTTGTCATTAAAGATAATAATTCTTTATCTTTTTTAATTCTATCTACTGCTCTTTGGTCTAATGCTCTCATATTAGCATCTATTTGTTTCAAAACAGGATCGTTATCAATAAGATTATTAATTTTCGCATCCCTATCTTTCTGACTTAATCCAAATATTCCAAAAAATTCCTTTAGATTGTGTTTAGATATTGTATATTTTTTCATAGTGAATCATTGTTTATATTGTATAAATATCCTATAAAACAAAAAGTTAGGATTTCTTATCGTATCCTAACTTTCGATGATTTTTGATTATTTACCTTTTTCATCTCGTCTGCTTCTTTTTTCTTAGTTTCTACTAATTTTTGATAATAAAAGTTTCTAAGATGAATTGGCATTTTATATAGTTCCATAACGCTAAATGCATTACCGTACTGAACCATATCAAATATTTGAGAATGCACTAATGCACTATGATTCGGTGCTAGGCCAAAAAAACCCAACCCCCATGCTGATAGACGCCTCCTCCGTCTCACCATCTTCATGTGTATATGTAAATTTCATATCCAAATCTGGTGATATTTCTTTAACAAATTGTCTAAATGCCCTACTATCTCTAGCCAACATTCCATTTAAATATTTATTAATAGAACCTACATCGGTTTTTCCATCAACACTCTTAATCATATAACGTAAACGAGTTGTAACATCGCCTGAGAAATCTTTGTTGATTTTATTCATTGCTTCAATATCTTTATCTATCAATAGTTCATCACCATGTGTTAATAGTTTAAATGTTAATTTGTTTTTTCCTTGCGGAGTTTCAAATTCAAATTCATTTTTGTTTTTAAATAAAGAATAATCAATTTCTTTAATTTTTATTTGAGATAAATCTACGGTTGTTGTAATTAATTGATTAGTTTTATCCGAATAAAATCTAAATGTGTAATCTGGACCATACCCTAATAATCTAGTTGCTAATAGAATAGCGTTTTTATCACCTATTAGAATATCTTTTATATTTACATTATCTACAAGTATTGATTCAAATAATTTATCCAAAACTACACCTTTTTTAATAAGGTTTTGATTAGATAAAATATCTTCCTCTTTTGCAGTCATATATTTTATTGTAATTCTACCAGATGATAACGGATTATCGGTTGGATAAAGTTTTCCTTGTGATGGAAGGTCTAATACTTCCGTTGGAAAATCATATTGTTTTTCGCTCATAACGTCTATTTTTTGTTTGTATATATAAATACATACATTTTAAAAATTTGGAAATAAAAAAGGGGAAGTGTTTAGCTTCCCCTTTGTTTTTATTATTTTTATTGATTAGAACTCTAAAATTGCGTAATCATATGCTAAAGTCACAGTTATTGTTGCTGGGTCAGTAGCGTTACTCATATCCACATCACCGAAGTTTACGGTTAATGGGAATGCACCTTTTAATTTCCATTGTTCAATTTTATCACCAACAGGTCCTAACATATAGAAATCTACATCTTTTTTATAGAATTCTGCATATCCATCTCTACCAGTAATAGATTCGTGTCCTAAACGTACCCACTCCATTACTGCTTGTGCTCCAGATGGAACAATTGGGTCATATAATGTAATTTCCAAATCTTGCCATTCGCCTTTACCTTTCAACTTTCTATACACGTTAATATGGTCTATTTTTACGGTTTCGAATTGAAGTGTAGGTCTATTTGCAGCTTTTACAAGATATGATGGAATTCCTTCAATTTCCATAATGAACCTATTTTTCATCTTAGGTTCGAAGTTCGTATAGAACATCTTGTCAAACTCTAATACTTCTGCCATTTTATTATCCTTTTATTTTATATTAATAAATATCTACTTTGTTCTTTTTTATATTATGCGTTAAAAGATGCTCCAGTTGGTAAGATGTTGAAATCAATTACGATGAATTCAGCAGTCTTAGCCGGTTGTAAGAAAATTTGTCCCGCTAATATATTTCTATCAATGACATCAGGTGTGTTATTTGATTCATCCATCACAACTCTGAAAGCGTATAAACCTTGTCTTTGTTGAATTCCCTCTAAGTAAGGATTTACGGTGTTTAAGAATCTATTTCTAGTTGTAGAAGTGTTTTGTTCAAACACTAAGAAACGAGATGTAGATGCGATGAATTTTTTAACAGTGATAAGTAATCTTCTTACGTTGATTCTATCTAATGCTGATGCTTTATCTTGTAGAGTTTTTTGTCCAAATGCTACAATACCTTGTCCAGGGAATGCCGCGATTGGGTTTACTTTGTTCTCATATAGAGTATCTCTTTCAGAGTGTGTAAGTCTATTTAATACACTTACTGCTCCAGTGATACCACCTCTATTCAAACCAGCAGGTGCGAACCATTCTGCTGCCAATCTATCGTTAGATGCGAATACAGCAGGTAGTAATACCGATGGTGGAACTGAAGTTAATTTATTTGAGTTTGTATCGATTGTTTTAACCCAAGGGTAGTAACAAGCTACATAGTTTGAATCTACTGCGTTTGCCGCTTCAGTTGCTTGTGTAATTGTTGCACCAGCTTCGGTAAAATCAGCAATGTAAAATGCGTCTGAACGAGCTTCTACCATATCAATAACTTTTGTAGTTACAGATGGGTGTAGGCTTCTAATAATACCAGGAGTTGCAACTAAGTTAATATCGTATTCATCTGGATTTGATACGGCATTTATTGCTCTAAAATATGCAGTAGTGCCAGATGCTGTTCCGTTTGAACAATCAAATCCTTGTGTGTTTGAATCGGTGATGTTTGAACCTAAATTGATTTTTACTGCAGGATTCATACCATCATATCCACCTTGAAATGCCAATACAAATTGTCTTTTAACCATATCAGTTGATGCTGAACCGGTTAGTTGGTAAGTCAATTGCGAATCAAATGCGAACAATGTGTTTGCTCCTTCAATTGCTCCGTCTGGAATTGGTTTTAAATATTGTTTATTATCTAAAGAAGTACCTTCAGTTTCAAAATCATATCCCGCATAATATATTGGAGATGATGATGTATTAGTTGTTGATGAAGTTTGATATACAACCGCAGGTACTTTACCAGCTTCCACAGTAGTATTACATTCAATTGGATTAGTGTATGCTCCATGTCCAAATGGTGCTGCTGAAATTGGGAATGAACCCGCTTCAGCTATTTCTACTCTTATGTATTTTGATTGATTTGTATAATCACCATTTTCAGTAATTTTACCATCATTATCAATAGTAATGTATCTATCACCAATTCTTCTAGCTATGTAGTTAGGAGATGCAGGGTCTAAGTTTACATTGTTAAATGTTTCTAAAACAACTTTTCTCTTATCAGTATCATCGAATGAACGAACTGTCACTGTAAATGTAGAATAATCAGTTGACCCATCTTCACCCGCTGCTTTAACGTTTGAAATACCAATCTTAAATTTAGTATTATAAACATTACCATGTCCTAAAGTATGAAATTTGAAAAGGTCATATCTATCACCACTTACTAATTGCGATTTAACATATGGAGTTGCTGCTACACTTGCTTCATAAGTAAAATCTTGTGTAGGAAGTTCTACTGCTGCAATACCATCTGCACTCATAGTAACCAATAAGTTAGCGGCTGTTTTTTCAAAATATGTGTAAGTATATGCTTTTTTAGCACCGAATGGAGATTCACCAAATACATCAGAAAGGTCATTTGTTGCAGTTGGTTTAATAGATGCCGAAATAAACGGTAATCCAGAACCACTCAATAAGAATGAACCAGATGTTGTTGTATTTACTGAAATTATAGTTCCTTCAAATCCATAATCCTGATAACCAGTATCAGTAGAATGTAAAGTACCAATTAATTTTACAGTACTATTAGAGGCCGTTGCAAAAATACCTAACGGTTTCACTTGTGAATAACCATCAGTACCAGCTACCCTTACGATAGTTGCTGTACCAGCTTCTCTTAAATAGTTTTGTACCGCATATTCGGTATAATAAGTTCCATCGGGAGTTCCGAAAATTGTTTCAAACTCCGATTGTGTTCTCACAATAGTTGGAACAAATGCAGGTCCTTGTTTAAAAGGTCCTATAAATGCTGCTCCAATTTCCCCTATACCTTGTGCTAAGAAGGATAGGTCATTTTCTCTTGTGAATACGCCAGGTGATACGATTCTTTCTGCCATTTTATTTCTCCAATTCGTTTTTTAAGTGTATTTATATAAATTTATATAAAAGTTAGAAAATACACATATAAATATAAAGAAAATATCCAAAACACAAATAAACGTTTTTATCTGTACTTTGGATATCTAACCATATTTTAATTTAATTTTATGGGTTTACAGCCGATGGTCCTTTCAATTCATCTGGATCAAATGAACTACTTACACCCCACGGAAGGAAATCTTCAGTAAGTGTTTTAATAGGACTTTTAGTATCTCTAATTTGCTTAGCAATTACTCCCGTAATATGGTCAAAATATTGAGTTCCTCTAGATTCACTCACATATGATTTAACCCATCCTAATACTTGATTTTCGGTAAGATTTTCCCACGATGTAAAGGTGTTAGGATTGATATCTTCTACTCTAAATGGAGTTGCTCCATCAAATGAACCAGAATATCCATCTTCATCAACTAACGTAATTTTCCAGTTAGTTCCTATGATTGCATTTTGGAAATTTTCAGTATCAACTCTCCTGATACTTCTAATTTTCCATTCTTTTTGTTCTAATGCCATTGTTTGTTTATTTTAAGTATAAATATATTGTTTATAATAATTCAAAATTAAATTCTTCGCAGATTTTTTCAACCAAATAATGATTACTTCCAGTCCAAGCATTTAATACGTTTTGTGGAACTTTCCATTCACCGTTTACAATTTGCTCATCTGGTACAGCGGTTGATTCTCTATTTGGGTTTCTAAATCTTAATTCATACCTAAGTACACAATCATCTTGCTCCAAATCATATCTTAGTACGTTTGTAGCAATTACATTTACGGTTTTACCAAATACTGCTTTATCAGCAACTTCTCTAATAATCATAATTATTTTATTTATATATCAATTGAATCACTATAATATTCAGTGCTCTTTAAATAAGTATAAGCCTGTGTTAAAATGTTATCTTCGCTATTTGTGTTCGCTCTGAACATTATTTTTCCATCCATACCTCTCGTTGCAACCTGTGGGCTAATTTCAGTTGTGGATAATCCTATTTTTCCAATTGGAGTTTTTCCATTATTTCTAGCCTCTCTATTTGCGTATATTTCAATTTGTATTTGCGCAGTGTATCCACTTTCCCAATATACACCATTTGCAGTTCTATCAACTTCAAAAGAACCTGTTGGAATTGCATTTAATGGGATTTGTGCCAATTTTTCTTCATCAGTTAAAGGTCTTTCATTAGGAACATCTGCATAAATTAGAGGTGCATAATTTATTGGCTCAGCCGTTGCAACTGGTCCCGGATCATCATTGTTTCGCTTTTTAATTTCAACATCGGTAACAAGATGATATGCACCACTTACAATAAATGATGTATAAGGAATATTATAGTCTCTTTGTAGTGCCATATTATACTTCTAATGAACCGCTAAAATACGGAATTGTTTTTAAATAATTATAAGCCTGTGTTAAAATTGAATCAGAACTATTTGTATCTATAAAAAATTCTAACTCACAAGGTGGTGTTATTTGATATAGAGCTGGGTCTACAACACCAGTATTTCTATCTGCCGCATCGGTTTGATATTTAACAATCGCACCTACCGCTTGTTTACCCGTATCTCTATCTTCTTTGGATGCATAAACTAATATAGCAATTCTACCAATATACCCTGCTTTCCATTTAATATCAGGTAAAGATATTTTATTACCTGG